CAAGTCTGGACGCTTGGAGCCAACAGGACGCCCACGGCAACGAACTTTGCAACCGGACAGGGGGTAACCCTTCTGATCGACGATGGTACGGCTTTTGCGGTCACTTGGACAACGATTGGCGTGAAGTGGACGGGCGGCACGGCACCAACGCTTCCGACGACCGGATACGGTGTGATCGAGCTTTGGAAGGTTGGCACCTCTGTCTATGGCGCGTACGTGGGAGCGGTTGCGTAATGACGATCCGGCATGCACTGACGGCGGCAGCAGGCAACACGAGTCCGGCTACGCCCACCGACCCGCAGTTCAACTACGTGTCCATGCTGCTGCATGGTGATGGCACGAACGGGGCGCAGAACAACACTTTTGTTTCGACCCCGATCACTGCCCCTGCCAGCGGGTACTTTGCCGGGCTCTTTGATGGGACGGGCGACTATCTGACCGTGGCTGCGGCATCGGCAATTGACCTCACGGGAACCGATTTCACAATAGAAGCGTGGGTCTACCCTGGAACGCAGACCAACTCAGTCGATTCTGTTTTTGGGTATGGCTTCTTCACGACCATGCTTTACAGAAACGGCTCTACATGGTCATGGGAAGTTGGCAACGGCAGCAGCAACTTTTTCACTTTGACGGGCACCTGCACCCAGAACACATGGCAGCATGTTGCGCTCACTCGGTCTGGCAACACGTACACGATGTGGGTGAATGGCGTTTCCGCATCAACAACCACAAACGCAAACTCGCCCGCAACAGCCTCCAGAACTCTTGCGATTGGCGTAAATAATTCGGCAAGCACAACGCAGTGCTTTACCGGGTACATCAGCAATTTCCGCATCGTCAAAGGCACCGCCGTCTACACGGCCAACTTCACGCCTCCAACAGCCCCGCTGACGGCCATCAGTGGCACATCCCTGCTCACTTGCATGAGCGGGTTTGGCGCAACGTTCTCGGACCTGAGCAGCAACAACTTCACCATCACCCGGTTCGGCAATGCAGCCATAACTGGTGTCGCCACCACGCCGCCTGGGGCCGCTCCGTTTTCGGCGTCTCTTCCCGGAAGTCCGAGCTATGTGACTGTTGGCGGGGGAATGCCGTCTGGTGCGGGAACGGCCTTTACGATGGAGTGCTGGATTTACATCACCGACCTGAGCAGCTCCAACATCATCACCCGTGGCAATTCCGGCGGTACGTTTGATTGGGGCATCACCACCAGCGGTGCAATCGCGCTTGACAACACCACTGTTGCAAACATTTGCAGTTCCGCGACTGGCGTCATTACGGCCAACACGTGGTATCACGTTGCAGTCACGCGCAGCACTGGAAACGTTTACAAGCTGTGGGCAAACGGGACAAACGTTGCGACAAGCTCGGCCTTTGGGACAAGCATGACGGCCAACACCACAATTGGTTACTCGTCATTCTCGTCTTCGCACTTTTTCAAAGGGCGCATCAGCAACTTCCGTGTGGCGACCTCCGAGGTCTACACGGCCAACTTTGCGCCGCCCAGCGCACCGCTCACAGCGATCAGCGGCACATCTTTGCTGACCTTCCAGAACGCAACCTTCCTCGACAACAGCCCCAACGCTTACTCGGTGACGGCCAACGGCAGCGCAGCCATTACGTCGTCAAACGTATTGCCCGCCATCACGCGCAACGGCAACACCACGCAGGGTTCGCTGTCGCCGTATGGGAACCTGTGGTCGAACTATTTTGATGGCAACGGGGATTATCTGGCGGTGCCAACAAGCGCCAACCTGACGTTGACCGGCGACTTTACTTTTGAGTTGTGGATTTACAGCACTTTGGCAGGCAGCTCAACAACGTCCAATAACTGGTTCTACATCGCACCAGATATGACTTTGGAATTTGCCAACAACGTTACTGGCAACGGACTTGTATGGTACAACAACAGCAGCCCTTGGGTGTTTGATACACGAGCAAATTTGGTCAACGCGTGGCACCACATTGCCGTGACTCGATCTGGCACAACTCTGCGCGGATTCCTTGACGGAGTGCAGAAATGGTCCACAACCGATTCGCAAACCTACGATTTTAGCAATGCCAAATTTGGTACGCGCTTTCAAGGCTCTCCCACCAATTATTGGCTTGGATACGCATCAAATTTCCGAATCGTCAAAGGGACTGCGGTTTACACCGCCAACTTCACTCCGTCCACAACACCCTTGACGGCCATTACCAACACTGTGTTATTGACCTGTCAAAGCAATCGGTTCGTTGACAACAGCGCCAACAACTTCGCCATCACCCGCACAGGCGATGTGCAAGTGACCAAGGAAGCGCCGTTCCTGCCGACTGCGGCATACAGCACTAGCGTGATTGGGGGCAGTGGGTATTTTGATGGGACGGGCGACTACCTATCTACGTCTTCTGTAACTTTTGCTGGCGATTTTACTGTTGAAGGCTGGGTGTACATTAACAATCTTTCCTCAAACAGAATAATGGTCCAAATTGGCGATGATTCAACCGCTACTGGCCCGGCATTCTATGTTACAAGTACCGGCAAATTTAACGTTTATGCTTCGAGCACTATTATATCCGGTGTTGCAAACATTGTAACAAATACGTGGTATCATTTGGCGGTTTGTCGTTCAGGGTCAACAGTTAAAAGTTACGTGAACGGCGTGCTTGATGTGACAACTACCAATACAGCAACATTTACTGGGCTAGTTAGGGTAGGTGCAGAATGGTTTGGTGGTGCGGTAGTTAGTTCGAGCATGATGAATGGTTACATAAGCAACCTGCGACTTGTGGCGGGCACCGCCGTTTACACGACCAACTTCACGCCACCAACTGCCCCGCTAACTGCCATCACCAACACGCAGCTACTGCTCAACTTCACCAACGCTGGCATCTTTGACAACGCTGCCGAGAACGATCTTGAGACTGTTGGTAGTGCACAGATCAGCACCAGCGTGAAGAAGTACGGCACCGGGTCGCTGGCGTTTGATGGGACTGGCGGCTATTTATCAGTCCCAATGTCGCAAGGATTCAATTTTGGTTCCGGCGACTTCACCGTTGAGTTTTGGTTGTACGCAGCATCTGTCAACAGTGTTGGCGTTTGCGCCTTTCCTTCCAATTCGTCAAATTACGCCAGCGTTTTGGTCTACGGCTCAGGAACAACCACGCTTGCGCTTTACTCTTCTAGCGCTGGTTCTTCATGGGATGTTGCTAACGGCGTCACGATGGGGACAATTACGGCAAATAGTTGGAATCACGTTGCTGTTTGTAGGCAAGGCACCAGCATAAGATTATTTGTTAACGGTGTTCTCGGAAACACCGTAACCTACTCCGGGTCTTTTACTGGTACGTACACAAACAGCTTTATCGGAGATACCCCGCTCAATAGTCCGCTCAACGGGTATATTGATGACGTGCGCATCACCAAAGGCTATGCCCGCTACACCGCCAACTTCACGCCGCCGACTGCGGCCTTCCCGGATCAATAAGGACACACCATGCTTGTTGCAAAAGTAGTAGATGGACAAGTGCTCGACATCGCGGACTACACGGCGATGTTCCCGGACACGAGCTTTGCGCCCAGCGGCCCCAACCCGTCGTTCATGCAGGAAAACGACCTCATGCCGGTGTCGGTATGGGTTCCGTATGACCAAGCGACCGAGAAGCTGGTGGCAACCACGCCGTACATCCAAGACGGCATGGTCTACACGGTCAAGGCCGAGCCGCTGACCCCCGAGGAGCTCCAGCAGCGCACTGAGGCGCAGGCGGCAGAGGTGCGCAAACAGCGCGATGTGCTGCTGTACCAGTGCGACTGGACCCAACTGCCCGATGCGCCTGTGGACAGCGCCGTCTGGGCCGTGTATCGTCAGCAACTGCGCGATGTGACCAATCAGCCGGGATTTCCTTGGGAAGTTGTTTGGCCGCATGACCCCAACTACATTGACCCCGACCCGTTTGTTGTCAGCAACAGCGTGGCAGAACCCACCAACGTGTAAGGACTCAGCATGAGCACGTACTCCCCCAGTCTTCGGATTGAACTCATCACGACCGGCGATCAAGCCGGTACGTGGGGCACGACGACCAACACCAACCTTGGCACGCTGATCGAGGCCGGTATTACCGGGTACACGTCAGTCGCAGTCATTGCGGCTGACCAAGCCCTCACTGCGCTGTACGGTGCGGCGGACGAGTCGCGTAATGCCGTGATCGCGCTGACCACGACCACCGGGGCAAACTTCAACGTCTATGCCCCTCCGGCAGAGAAGACTTACGTCCTGTACAACGCCAGCAGCTACTCGGCAACGATCTACAACTCGACCGTGCTGGGCAACACGACTGCGGCTGGGACGGGCGTGACGATCCCCGCAGGCAAGGTCATGACGGTATGGTCGGACGGCACCAACTTCGCCGTCCAGAACAACCACTTCTTGGCCATTTCGCTGACCACGGACCTCGCGGTAGCCGATGGCGGCACGGGGGCCTCCACGGCTGCTGGCGCTCGAACAAACTTGGGCGCTACCACGGTCGGCGGCAACATGTTCACGCTGACCAACCCCAGCGCGGTCACGTTCCCTCGGTTCAACGCGGATAACACCGTGTCTGCGCTGGATGCGGCGACGTTTCGCACGGCAATCGGCGCGGGCACCGGAACCGGGTCGGTGACATCTGTTGCGCTCACCACGCCGACAGGCCTGACGGTGGCAGGAAGCCCCATCACCACATCGGGCACGCTGGCAATCAGTTTGCAAAGCGGTTACTCGATCCCGACAACGGCCAGCCAGACCAACTGGAACTCGGCCTACGGCTGGCTTTCTACGTTCGGGTCTGCTGGTCAGGTTCTCACTTCCACAGGCAGCGGTTGGGCCCCCGCATCTCTTCCTGCGGGCATGGTGTATCCGGGAGCAGGCATTGCCGTTTCGACAGGCAGTGCGTGGACAACGTCACTCACGGCTCCGTCCGGCGCTGTTGTTGGTACAACGGACACGCAAACGCTGACAAACAAGCGTATTACTTCGCGGGTGTCCAGCGCAGCTTCGGTCACCTCCCCGCTTGCTTGGAACAGCGACAGCTTTGACCAGTACGCCATCAACAGTCTGGCAAACTCACTGACAATCAACGCCGACGCGGGCACCCCGACTGACGGTCAAAAAATGGTGTTTCGTATCAACGATAACGGCACTGCCAGAGCGTTGACATGGACGACAGGCACCGCAAAATCTTTTCGTGCCGTTGGCACGTCGTTACCGACAACAACGGTGGCGAACAAAACGCTGTATGTTGGGTGCATCTACAACTCAAATGCAACTCGCTGGGACGTAATCACTGTCGTGCAAGAATTCTGAGGTAGCTTATGGCAACACGGTATTGGGTTGGTGGCACAGGCGCGTGGAGTAACACTGCACGTTGGTCTGACACGTCTGGTGGTGCTGGGGGCTTTTCTGTTCCTGTTGTTGGCGATACCGTGTACTTCAACGGGTCTTCTGGAGGAGGCACCGTCACGCTTGATACCGCAACAATACCAGCGTACGATGCCACAGGTTTTACTGGTACATTTACTACGTCTCTTACGTACCTTACTATCAACGGCCCAACTCTCAAGTTTGGCGCGTCAGCTTCGTACAGCGGGATGACGTACGTGTTCCTTAGAAATACAGGCGGCACAATGACGCTGTATTGCCAAGGTAAAGCACTGCCTGGGTACGTTATTGTTGATGGGTCAGTTGCTCTCGGGGAGACCGGAACATTTGGTTACTTTCAAGTAAGTTCAATAGGTGCTTTTTCTTCAAATGGGTTTGACATAAACGCGTATTACGCCGATTTAAGGACTGCTTCGTCTTTGGACTTTGGTGCTTCAACAACAATGTACTTATCAGGTGGTGCTGAGACAAAGTCGGACACAAGTGCAAGCACGTTAAATATTGTCACAACATCCTCCGGAAATATTGACGTACAACTAAACTCAGGAACTCTGGGTTCGCTTACTTTTAACAATACTGGTGCACAGCTCACTATTCGTGGGCCAGGGACAATCACGACGTTGACTGCGGGGGCTAACATCGGCAACATCACGGCTTTCTACATAACAAATGTAACAAACCCCAATTTAGGAAACATACCGCGTCTTATCGGCAGTGGTGGTTTTTCGTTCGGTAGCAATGTTGTCATGCGCGGCACAGTAGTTGACAGCTTTAATGTGTCTGGGACTTCATACTTGTATATTGTGAATGGCACAAATTTGAACAATTCGGCCGTAGGCAACATCATATTCTGCAACACTTCAGCCCTTGCGCTGTTCTAAGGAGACGACATGCTTGAACTACTCGGTGGCGGCGTTCTTGGCGGACTTATCGGCGGCATCTTCCGGCTGGCCCCGGAAGTGCTCAAATTCTTCGACAAGAAGAACGAGCGCCAACATGAGCTGTCGATGTTCGATCGACAGTGCGATCTGGAGAAGGTGCGCGGCCAGCAGAAGCTGGCTGAGATTGGCGCGGCCCGTGATGCTGCGGTGGACGTTGGCGTCATGGACGCCTTCAATGCCGCAATCAAACAGCAGGCAGAGATGACCAAGGCTGCTGGTGGCTGGGCCGCAAAGCTGTCCGCTTCGGTTCGCCCAGTGGTCACGTACTGGGTGCTGTTCATCTGGTCGTTCGCTCACGTCTGGTTTGCGTGGAACGCATGGGCTGCTGGCCTGCCGCCCGCCGAGGTGTTCAAGATCATGATGTCGCCCGACTTCTCGGCGCTGCTGTCCGGGACCATCAACTACTGGTTCCTTGATCGCACGCTCAAGCAGCGGGGGCTGTGATGGACTTGGCGCTGGCCGAAGAGTTGTGCAAGCGCTTTGAGGGCTTCAGGTCGAAGCCCTATCTCTGCCCTGCCGGAATCCCGACGATCGGGTACGGCAGCACCTACTACCCGGGCGGAAAAAAGGTCACCCTGCAAGACGCCCCTGTCGACGAGTTCATGGCCAGCAGCATGCTGCGGCAAGAGCTTGAGCACACCTACCTCCCGGGCGTGCTGCGCTGGTGCCCCATCCTTGCCACCCATGAGCGGCGTTGCAATGCGATCGTCGACTTTGCGTACAACCTCGGCGTTGGCAGGTTGCAAACCAGCACGTTGCGTAGGAAAATCAACGCTCAAGACTGGGAAGGCGCAAAGGAGCAACTCATGCTCTGGACGAGGGGCGGCGGTCGCGTGCTGCCCGGATTGGTTAAACGTCGTCAGGCCGAGTGCCTCTTGATGGACTGAACATGCCCCTTCAGCAACTCAAATTCAAACCCGGCGTCAACCGGGAATCCACATCGCTGGCAAACGAAGGCACTTGGTTCGAGATGGACAAGGTGCGCTTTCGCTCGGGATACCCTGAGAAACTTGGTGGGTGGGTCAAAGACGTGGGTGTTGCGGAAGCAACGCTGCAACCCCCAACAGGGTCGTACTGGGGCGTGTGTCGGTCGCTCTGGAACTGGATCACGCTAAAAGGCTTGAACATTGTCGCTCTTGGCACCAACTTAAAGTACTACCTTCAGTCGACATCAGGCGGTTTTTTCTACGACATCACGCCAATTCGTAAAACAAGCACTGTCGCATCAAACGCGTTTACAACCACCACAGGCGCAACGGCAACCACAGTTGTCGTAAACGATCCTGGCCACGGGGCAAACAACGGAGATTTTGTGACCATTTCAGGCGTTGGTGGCGCAATCAACGGCATCCCTGCGGCTGCGCTGAACCGTGAGTTTCAGATCACGTACATCAGCAACAATACGTACTCAATCGTCGTGTCATCCCCAGCCACCAGCGCGGGGACAACGGGCTCGGCAACGTTCACTTACCAGCTCAATGTCGGCAGCGACGTGTACACGACAGGTGTAGGTTGGGGCGCTGGTGGTTGGGGCGGAAACACTGCCGGTACGCTCACTGGGTGGGGGTCGGCTGTGCCAGCAGGCGTTGGTGTGGACATTCAGCTCCGCTTGTGGACCCAAAAGAACTTTGGAGACTTGCTTGTCATGAACCCACGAGGCGGCGCGCTGTACCTCTGGGCCCCTAACACGAGCGTCTCCACGTTCAACCGTGCGCAGCAGCTTTCGAGTACCAACACTAGCACGCAGAACGGTGTGCAGTATTGGTTGACTGATACGTACTGCCCGTCTGTTGCCAACGGCGTCACCGTGTCGGACAGCTCGCGGTTCGTGATTGCGTTTGGCTGCAACGATCCGCTGGCGGCAGACCCTGCGGCGCTTGACCCGATGCTGGTTCGCTGGTCTGACCAAGAGGACTACGCAGTCTGGGAACCGATGCCAACCAATCAGGCGGGCAGCTACCGGCTGAGTATCGGGTCGAACATCATCGGGTTCTTGCAGTCTCGTCAGGAAATTCTGGTCTGGACAGACGCTGCACTCTATTCGATGCAGTACCTCGGCCCGCCGTACGTCTGGGGCTTCAACATCCTTGGCGACAACATCTCCATCATGGGCCCCAACGCGACGGCCACTGCCGCCAACGTGGTCTACTGGATGGGCATCGACAAGTTCTACCTGTACGACGGTACGGTGAAGACCCTGTACTGCCCGCTGCGCCAGTACATCTTTGGAGACATCAACCTTCAGCAGCAGTTCCAGTTCTTTGCCAGCACAAACGAGGGCTTCAACGAGGTTTGGTTCTTCTACTGTTCGGCCAACTCGACCACGATTGATCGGTACGTCATCTTCAACTACTTGGAGCAGACGTGGGCGTACGGAACAATGGGCCGAACCGCTTGGTTGGACTCCTCTTTGCGCGACTACCCGATGGCGGCTGGATACAACGGCCTGCTGCTGTACCATGAGAACGGCGTTGATGACGGCTCGACCAACCCGCCGACGGCGATCGAATCGTACGTGCAGTCCGCCGACTTCGACATTGGTGACGGCCACAACTACGGCTTCGTCTGGCGCATGATCCCCGACATCACGTTTGACGGCTCGTACGTCAACAACCCCGAGGTGATGTTCACCATGCGCCCGCGCCAGAACCCGGGCTCGAACTACGGGTTCGGGGCCAGCCCGGATGTGGTCAGCACGCAGGACTATCGCAGCCAGCGCAACTACACCGTGCAGCAGTTCACCCAGATCGTGTACTGCCGGATTCGAGGACGCCAGATGGCGTTCAAGGTCAGCTCCAACCAGCTTGGCGTGCAGTGGCAGCTCGGTGTTCCGCGCATGGATGTGCGCCCTGACGGGAGACGTTGATGGGGCGGCTTATTGTCCCAGCGCCACCGCGCTTGCCGCAGGCCCCAGAGGCTTACCTCCAGCGGCACCACAGCCAGCACAGCGATGTGCTGCGTCTGTACTTCAACCAGCTCGGCGGTAACGTTGCCGCGCTTGCGGGTGTGCGCGGTGGGGAGTACCTCAACAATCCGTACGGGGCTGTCCAGCGCACCACAAACAAGACGTTTACCGCCAACACCGCCACGCAGATCACGTTCGACCAGAACGACTACCTGAACGGGATGGAAAATGACGGCACTGATGGCCTCCACGTCTTGCAGACCGGCATCTACAACTACCAGTTCAGCGTTCAGCTTAAGAACACTGACACGCAAATTCACTCTGCGTGGATTTGGTTGCGCAAAAACAATGTCGATATTGTCGGAACTGGCAGTAAGTTTGACGTAATCTCCAGCCACGGCGGCACGCCCGGATACGTTATTGCGGCGTGCAACTTTTTTGTTGATGCCGTAGCGAGCGACACGATCGAAATGTGGGCTGCTGTCAGCAACACGTCGGTCACTTTTGAAGCCGCAGCTGCGCAAACGTCACCGTTTGCCATGCCTGCCATACCGTCTGTCGTGGCCACACTTTCGTTTGTCTCGAACGTCTTGACATGATAGACTCCCCCAACCCTTTCTCCGCGAGGCAGGAATGAACTATCCTATTGCCCCCCGGTCTGCCACGATGGCGTCCCAAGGGCGTGGTGGCGACTCGATGCTCGTCCACATGGCCCCGCAAGAAGTTGCCGGGCTGCACGCACTGGCGATGGCCAAAGACGGCCAAGGCCTGACCATCAATCCGCAGACGGGCCTGCCCGAAGCGTTCAAACTCAAAGACTTGCTCCCGGCCATCGCCGGTTTCGCGCTTGGCCCGGCAGGCTTTGGCCTCATGAGCGCGGGCACCGCAGCGCTGACTGTCGGCGGCATCTCGGCCCTGACCTCTGGCAGTCTGGAGAAAGGCATCATGGCGGGCCTCGGCGCGTACGGCGGAGCCAACCTTGGTGAAGGTCTGGCCAGCATGGGCACTGGCGCAATCTCGCAGGCCGCAGGCGCGGGCCTTGGCGAAGAAGCTGCGCAGCAAGCCGTTGCCAGCAAACTTGCCGCTGCCAGCCCGTGGGACAAGATCAGCGCAGGGGCGCAAGCCGCAATCAGCAACCCGTCCAAGTTTGTCGACACCATGGGTGGCGGCATGAAGACGCTGCAAAACGCCTACATGGCGGCGTCCCCGATCCTTGCCGATCAGGGCGTGCAGACCAAGACCCCCGGTCCCGGCACCATGCAGACTCCCGGCTATATCCGCCCGTACTACGGGTACGATCCCGAGACGGGCCGCATGACGGCAGGCACGCCAATTCGCGCTGACGCAATTCGCATGGCCGATGGCGGCGAGGTCGAAGATGTCCAAGCGCGTGTTTTGCAAGGCTTGACGCCGCAGCAGCAACAGTTGGTTACCCCGCAGGTGCAGTCGCCGGGGCTCAGTTCCCAAGGCATGTCTGGCGCATCGCAAAACGCCATGGACTACCTGCTTGGCCGCACTTCGTCCAGCCGTCCTGCCCCGGCTCCTATGCCTGCGCAGCCGTCGATGGGCTCCGGCACGCTCAAAGTCGGGGACAAGACCTACACGCTGGACCCCGCAACGGGCCGATACAAGCTGACCAGCGCACCTGCCGCACCCGCCGCGCCCGCGACTCCTGCTGCTGGCGGTATTGCTGGACTGCCACAAGAGGGGTCCCCACCTGCTGTTGGCGGGCAGGCCCCCGGCACCACGGGTTTACAGGACGGCATGTCGCCCGGCTTCAATATCCCGACACTTCCGGGAGTTCTTGGTGCATTGGTGCCCGGCGGGTCGATTGGTAACGCAGTCAATGCCGCCACATCGTTTGGCAACCAGTCCTTGGCAGCAATCCAGTCCGGCGCCGGGGTTACGTCTTTGCTGTCGCCAGAAGGGCGAGCATCGGCGGCGAGCATCGTAGACAACTCCCCGCTGGCAAACGAAGCCATGGGTGCTACCGCCACCACCGGTGCAGGTGGTACGGGTGGCAACGCCGCCGCTGCCGCAGCCGCTGCGGCCAACACCGTCGGTCAGATGGGTTTTGGTGATGCTATTACCGGGCTTGCCTCACAAACAGCGGCCAACGCCGTAATTGGTGGCGCATCGCAAGAGTCGGCAGTTGCTGCGGGCGTTTCGGCGGCTTCGCAAGCTGCGGCAGATCAGGGTATCGCAGGCCCGATTGGTATGGCCGGTGATGTCGAGTCGGTGCCGACAGGTATCGGGGCGGGCTCTGTCGGCGCACCTGCTGGGGATATTGGCGGTGCCAACGGCGACATCAGCGGTCTTGGCATTGGGGATGTTGGTGGCGGAGCTCCTTCTGGCGGTGCACCTGCTGGTGACATCGGCGGAGCCAACGGGGACATCGGCGGCATGAGTGTCGGGGATGTTGGCGTTGGCTCTGTTGGTGACGCTTCTGTTGGTGACGCTTCTGTTGGCGACGCTTCTGGTGACGCTTCTGGTGACGCTTCTGGTGACGCTTCTGGTGACTTCCGTAATGGCGGTATCGTTGCGCTTGCCAAAGGCGGCATGCGCAGCAACGCGTTCGTGGTCCCGGCTGACGTGGTCAGCGCCATGGGCAACGGCAGCACCAAGGCTGGTCTGGCTGCGCTCAATCAGCAACTGCGCCAGTACGCTGGCGGCGGTGCCACGCCGATCCAAGGCCCGGGGGATGGACTGAGTGACTCGATCCCGACTATGATTGATGGCAAGCGCCGTGCCCGTGTGGCCGACGGCGAAGCCTACATTGACCCCGAAACGGTAGCTCGGTTGGGCGGCGGTGATGTGAACCGTGGCACCAAGAAGCTCTACCGCATGATGGACAAGATTCGCCAACAGGCGCACGGCAAGACAACCCAGCAGCGTCCGGTCAAAGCTGACCGCGTGTTGGCAGGATAAGGACACATCATGGCAGACCCCCAAGTCCAGCAGATTAACCAGTATCAGACCTCGATTCCGCAGGAACTCGCGCCTTACGCCCAGCAGTTGCTGGGCCAGTACGCGGCGACGATGTACAACTATGCGCAGGACGAGCAGGGCAACCCGATCATGGATGCAACCGGCATGCCGGTTGTCACCGGCCTGCGCCAGTATCAGCCCTACCAAGGCGAGCGTCAGGCGCAGTTCACTCCGCTGCAACAGCAGGCCTTTGGTGCTGCGGGCAATCTCGGCAACGATCCTTACTCTCAAGCTGCGGCGGGCGGGTTGTACGGCCTTGCCCAAGCTGCTGGCAACTACGGCTACCAGCCGTCGCAGTACGGCAACCAGTACAACGCACCGTCGCCGTACCAAGGCGGTCAATTCAATGCCCAGCAGGTCAGCAGCCCGTACCTGCAAAACTTCCAAATGCAGGGTCCGCAGGACATCCAAGGCGCTCAGGCACAAGCTGCCCAGCTTGGCATGGCCCCGATGGCCCGTGCACGCAACATGCGTGCAGCGCAGCTCGGCGCTGCCCCCACGACGCAAGGCGTTGAAGCCCAAGCCGCTCAGCTAGGTCTGACGCCGCAGGCTCAGGCCGCGCAGGCGTATGCGGCGCAGCTCGGTAGAGCCCCGCGCATGCGGGCGCAGACAGGTCAGGCTGCACAGCTTGGCCCCGCTCCGACGGCTTACGCGCAGAACATGCAGGCCCAGATGGGGCAGGCGGCACAGCTTGGCGCTTCCCCCGAGATGCGTGCAGCGATGGCCCGTGACGTGTCGTTGGGTGCGTCTCCGCAAGTGCAGGCCGCGCAGATGCAAGGCCCGGGGCAGGTCGGGTTTGACCGCGTTACCGGTGAGCGCATCAACGCCCCGGACCTTCAGCAGTTGTCGATGCAGGCAGCGCCGGATGTGGCCAGCCGTGACGTGGCCAGCCGCGACATTCAGGCCGCGCAGACTGGGTACAACCCCAACATCCAAGCGTTCCAGATGGGGCCAGCCGAGCGGGCTGCTGCGCAGCAAGTCGGCACCAACGCCATCAACGCGGCGCAGACCAGCTACGATCCTAGAGCCCAAGCTTTCCAAATGGGACCTGCCCAGCAGGTCGCTGCGCAGCAGGTCGGAATTGGCGCTCTGCAAGCCGCGCAGACGAACTACCGTCCGGAGTTGCAGAACTACCAGATGGGCCCGGCTGAGCGTGTCAGCACCCAGAGTTTTGCGCAGCCCGGCTCTGCCGAGTCGTACATGTCGCCATACATGCAGAACGTGGTCGACATCGCCAAGCGCGAAGCTTCCCGTTCGTCGCAGATGCAGAAGATGGGTGAGCAGGCCGCTGCGGTCAAGGCAGGTGCGTTTGGTGGCACTCGTCAGGCGCTGGTCGAGGCTGAGCGCCAGCGCAATCTGGCCACGCAGCTTGGGGACATTCAGGCCCGAGGCTTGCAGGAAGCTTACGGCCAAGCCCAGTCGCAGTTCAACACCGAGCAGCAGGCGCGTCTGGCTGCGCAGCAGGCCAACCAGCAGGCCGGGCTCACGGTGGGTCAGCAGAACCTTGCTTCGCAGCAAGCCACGCAGCAGTTGCGCACGCAGACTGAACTTCAGACGGCCATGGCCAATCTGAACAACCAGCAGCAAGCGGCTGTGCAGCAGGAAGCCAACCGCCTGCAAGCGTCGGGCATGAACCAGCAAGCGGCCATGCAGGCAGCGCTGGCCAACCAGCAAGCGGGCCTCACCGTCGGCCAGCAAAACCTTGCTTCGCAGCAAGCTGCGCAGCAGCTCAACGTCAACGCAGGTCTCCAGACCTCTTTGGCCAACCTGACGAACGCCCAGCAGGCGGCGGTTCAAACCGAAGCCAATCGCCTCCAAGCGTCCGGCATGAACCAGCAGGCCGCACTGCAAGCCGCACTGGCCAACCAGCAGGCCGGTCTGACTGTGGGTCAGCAAAACCTCGCCTCGCAACAGCAGGCGCAGCAGCTTGGCGTCAACACAGGCCTGCAAACCTCGCTGGCCAACCTTGGTAACCAGCAGCAAGCTGCGGTACAGAACGAGGCCAACCGCCTCCAAGCCTCGGGCATGTCGGCCCAGCAGGCGCTGCAAGCGGCGCTGGCCAACCAAGGCAACCGCCAGCAGGCCAACCTCCAGAACCTGAGCGCTGGCCTCCAGACGCAGGGGCTTGCCGCGCAGACCGGCATGCAGGCGCAGCAGTTGAACCAAGCCACGGGTCTTCAGGCACTGCTGGCCAACCAGCAAGCTGGGATGCAGACTGGGCAGTTCAACGCCAACATGGGCTACAACACGGCGCTCCAGAACGCGCAGTTGCAGCAGCAAGCCAACCTTGCCAACCAAGGCGTGAGCAGCCAGTTCGGCCTCCAGCAAGGTCAGATGAGCCAGCAAACCGCCTTGGCCAATCAGCAAGCGCAGAACCAAGCGTCTGCCGCCAACCAAGCGCTGGCTGGTCAGTACGGTCTCCAGCAAGGCCAGTTTGGTCAACAAATGGGCTTGGCCAACCAGCAAGCGCAGAACCAAGCTGCTGCGGCCAACCAAGCCGCGCAGAACCAGTTTGCGCTCTCCAACCAAGCGCTGCAAGGTCAGTACGGTCTGCAACAGGGGCAGCTTGGTCAGCAGATGGGTCTGGCCAACCTCCAGTACCAGAACCAAGCCGCCGCTGCCAACCAAGCGCTGCAAGGTCAGTATGGCTTGCAGCAAGGTCAGTTCGGCCAGCAGACCAACCTCCAGAACGCTGCCAATCAGCAGCAGGTCAACCTCGCCAATCAGGCGCTGGCGGGTCAGTTCGGGCTCCAGCAAGGCCAGTTTGGCCAGCAGGCCAACATGCAGACGGCTGCGAACATGCAGCAGTCGAACCTTGCCAATCAAGCGCTCATGGGCCAGTTCGGGCTCCAGCAAGGCCAGTTCAACCAAGCTGCCAACCAAGCCAACCAAGCCGCGCAGAACCAGTTCGGCCTGTCGAACCAAGCGCTTGCCGGGCAATTCGGGCTTCAGCAGGGGCAGTTTGGTCAGCAGGCCAACCTTCAGAACGCGCAGTTGGCGCAGCAAGCGAACCTTGCCAACCAGTCGATGGGCTTCAACGTTGGGCAGCAAAACCTCAACGCGCTGCTTGGCGTGCAGAACCTCGGCGCGGGCCAGAACCTGCAAGCTCAGTTGGCCAACCAGCAGTACGGTCTGCAAGCGCAGCAACTGGCCGAGCAGTCGCGCCAGTTCGGCTACGGCAACCTGATGAGCGCTGCGGGCAACCAAGCGCAGTACGGCCAAGCAGCCAACCAGCTCAACGAGCAGGCGAACCAGTACGGCGCTGGTCTGGGCCTCCAAGGCCTGCAAGCTGGCATGACCGGGTACGGCAACCTCGGCCAGCTTGGCAACACGCTGTACAACCAGAACGTTGGCAACATCAACTTGCAGAACCAGCTTGGCACGCAGCAGCAGAACCAAGTCCAGAACATCCTCACCAATCAGTATCAGGACTACCTCAACCAGCAGAACTACCCGTACAAGCAGTTTGGCTTCATGTCGGACCTGCTGCGCGGCACGCCAACGACTCAGTCGGCGTCGACCATCTATGGCCAAGCGCCCAGCATGACCAACCAACTGATTGGCGCAGGCACGGCTCTGTACGGCGCGTCCAAGCTTGGCATGTTCAAGAAGGGTGGCAGTGTTCCAAAAGACGGTGGTCTGGCAAAATTGGCCTTGCAGAAAATCACGGGGTAAGACATGAACGGCATGGGACAAATCGCTACGCTGGCCGACCGGCTCTCCACGATGTCGGACCAGATGCTGCCCCAGTTGGCGCAGCAGTACAAGGACGACGCCATCACGCTGAGTCTGATCCTCAACGAGAAGAACCGGCGTGACCGCATGCGCCAGACGGCGCAGGCCAACCCGCAACAGGCCATGCAGCAACCCAAGGTCAACGACCAAGTGGTGGCCAGCATGCAGCCCCAGCAGCTTCCTGAAAACGTCGGGATCGGCACGTTGCCCACGCCCAACATCGACAACATGGCCGCTGGCGGTCTGGTTGCGTTCGCTGACGGCGGCGACGTGGAGCGGTACGCATCTGATGGCAGCGTGCCGCCGCTGGGGCAAAGCCTGTTCGAGCGTTGGTTTTACAGCAACATCACGCCGTACGAACGCGAGCGCATGGAGCGCATGCAAAAAGAAAAAGAAGCTGAGGTGGCGGAGCGCAACATGCAGCGCGGAACGTCGTACGCTTCCGAGCGCGAGAAGAATGCTGCTGAAGTTGCCAAAGGCAAGTCGTACAGCCCGGAAGCGTATGGCGTAAAAGAGGCCGCACCGCTGTACGCAGGCGCACGTCGTGGCACACCGCAGCCTGCTGCGCCAACAGTCGATGCTGTGGGTGGCGGCAAAGGTGCCGCAGGTGCAGGTGCAGGTGCAGCCAACACAGGCGTTTCGTCGCTGTTGAAACAAGGCCCGGCCACTCCGTACAGCGAAGAAGGGCTGGCCGCTGCGCAACAACGCATCCTGGCTCCTATCGACGAGGAAGGCAAGCAGTTGATGGGGCGGCGACAACAGGTTGGCAACGTGCTTGTGCAAGGCGAAACGGAAAACCTGCGCAGCATCATGGAGCGCCAAGCAGCCGAGGGCGATGTGTACAAGGGCCGGGGCGAGCGTATTGCTGCCCGCGAAGCTGCGCTCGGTAAGCAAGGCGAAGAGAACAAAGGGCTGGCGTTCCTCAACGCCGGTCTGGCCATCATGTCCTCTCGCGGTCCGCTGGGTGAAGCGATCGGCAAAGGTGCGCGTGTTGGCACCGAGCAGTACGCTGCTGGTATCGAGAAAATCCGCGCTGCACAAGAGCGGCTTGAGCTGGCCAAGGATACGCTGGACGATCTGCGCCTGAACCGCAGCGACATGAACCGCAAAGAGGTCAAAGACGCCGAAGCCAGCTTGCGCAAAGCCCGTGTGGATGCGGAGAAGTACGGTCTCGAAGGTGCCGAGATGTTGTTCGGCGTCAAGGCCAAGAACGCGCAGGACCTGTACAACAAGGTTGCCGACATCCCGAAGACCATGTTCGAGCAGCAGCAAGCCAACGCTCGCACCGCTACCACGGCCAACTCTCAGATCAACATGATCCGCCAGCTTGCCGCAGACCCGAAATTGATGGCCGTGTACCAGTCAATTCACGGCAAGAAGTCCAACATCATGGACGACTACAACGACTTTATGAAGGCCAACCCGCAGTATCTGGCAAACCCAGAGAAAGGGCTGAACGCATTCTTGGCCACGCAGCAACTGCTGGGAGTTGGCGGTGCGGGCGGCGGAGCAGGTGCCGCAGGCGGCGATCTCAAGATTGTCAACGTGCGCCCGTCACCATAAAATAGCGCATCGCGCCTGCGGGCGCACCCACAATTAGGAAGCACGGCAATGCCCATTTATAGCGTACAGGGTCCAGACGGACGCATTTACGATGTGGAAGGGCCTGCTGGCGCTTCCGAAGCTGCGATTCTCAATGTCGTACGGCGACAGATTGCGCTGGAAACCCTGCGCGGTGGTCAGCCACAAGAAGCCGCACCTGAGTCTGGTTTTCTCCCCTCGCTCAAATCTAGCGCGTCGGAGCTGAAAGCAGGTATTGCTGCGCTGGCCGGGCGTACCGGCATCATGGACCAAGCTGCTGCCGAGAAGTACATCAAGGAGCAGGAAGAGTACCAGCGCAAGACGTTCAAGCCCACTGAAACGTTTGGCGAAGCGCCAATCACAAAAACGCTCGAACTGCTGGGCGGCTCTCTGCCATACGTTGCTGCCCCTGTTGCCGCTGGTGCAGCCGCTGCAACTTTGCCTCTTACCGGCACTGCCGCTACGGTGGCCGGTCTTGGTGCCGCAGGTCTGGCGTCTGCCACGCAGTTCACTGGCTCGAACCTGCGCAGCCAAATGGGAACGGGCAAAACGCTTGGCGAGACCGACGTACAGGCGGCAGCACTGGCGTCGATTCCGCAGGCCGCACTCGATGCGCTCAGCTTCAAGATGATCCCCGGTATCCGCAATGTTCTGACTGCGGCGGGCAAAGAGGTCACGCCCAAGGCGGCAAAAGCAATCGCTGAGCAGAGCATCCGCGAAGCCGTCAAGGACTACGCGGTCTCAACCGGCAAGGCGATGGGCACGGAAGGCCTGACCGAAGTTGGCCAGCAAGTGCTGGAGCGCATGCAGGCCGGGCTCAACATCACTGATGAGCAGGCCCGTTCCGAGTACTACGACAGCCTGATTGGTGGTGCAGTGCTTGGCGGTGTTCTCTCGCCTGCGGGCCGGTACATGGAGCGGCGCGGTGAGGCTCGGAAAGAGGAAGAGACGGCGCTGCAAAAAGCGATAGCCGATCGTGCCAAAGAAGAGAAGGCGAAGGCGGAAGAAAAGGCCTCGCCCGACTATGCGCTCAGGTTCGTGCAGGACTATGATGCCCGCCTTGCCCGCTTCCAAGAGCTCAAGAAGATCGAGAAGCCCGGCAGCGATGCCACGCCAGACGAGCGCGTGGCATTTGATGAAGTCAAGAAAGAGCGCAACGCGCTGAACAAGTCGTTGACGCAGGACAGCAAAGAATACCGCGAAGCCAAGAAAGCAGCGGAACAATTGCTGGAGCAGCAGCGCCGCGAACAGATGTCGCCCGAAGCGTTCATGCTGGAGCAGATGGGCATCAAGGAGACGCCCGTCGAGGAAGCCGCGCCGCCTGCCATGCGCACGGTGGTCGACGAGATGGGCCGGATCACCGAAGTGCCGGTCGATCAGGCAGAAGCTCCCAGCGCTGCTGAGCAGTACGCCACGCAGCAGATTGAGACCGCTCGCTCGGCAGGCCTGCTGACGCTGCCTGACCTGCGCGAGTACCTGATGTCGGACCCTGCGCTTGCACGGCAGGTTGTGGACGAGCGTGTTGCTCTGCCCGGCATGACGCGCAAAGAGAGCAACGCGTTGCTCGACAGCATGAACAGCGAATTCCGTGCGCAGGACAAGCGCGCCAAGGAGCTGGAGAAAGGTGCGGCCAAAGAGGCGGAGGCTCGTCAGGAGAACATTCGCGCAGCCATGGCAGGCCAAGCCCCCGGAGCGGAGCTCATGGGCGCTGCCCGGAAGATGCCCGGCGTGCAGGCCGCAGCGCAAGAGCGTGTGGCTGAGGAAACCCGCCAAGCCAAGGTTCGTCCTGAAGTTGAAGCTCTGCAACGTATTGCTGAGCGCCCGGTGACGGGCATGGACCAGTTCGATCTGTCCGGTATTGCGCCGCCTGCGGCTGGCGAGCCCGCCCCCGCTGTGCGCCCGACGGACACTGCTGCGGATGTCCGCAACCAGATCGAAGACCTGTTCAAGCAGGTCGAGAAAGCCCAGCAGGAAGCCACGACTGCGCGTGCCGCAGGCGAGTCGGCAGCAGCCACGGCGGCACAGGCCCGTGCCGAAGAAGCGCTCAACAGCCTCAACCGCATCCAGGGCATGAGCGGGGAGTCCTCGGCTTATGCGACCAACATGGTGCAACTGCGCAAAGCGCAGGAGAAGGGGCTGTTTGATCTGCAAGAAAGCCTCGACAACATTCGTCGAGGCGCATACCTTGGCGGTCCGGCTTCGGAGGAAGGCACGACCACCCGAGCGCTGTTGCAGAACAAAGTCGACCAGCAGCGTGCTGACGTTATCAACAACGTGCTGAAAGAAGCCGCGCTGCATCGACGCGCTTTGGGTCGCCCTGATCTGACGACCGATGAGACCGTGGCCGCTGCGGACAAGCTCAACACGGTGCTCGAAGAAGCCATCACGCGCATGCAGTCGACGCCACAAAAAGAAGAAGTGGTGACTGTTCCCGCACAAATGCGGGGCACGCAGGTGGTGCGCGGAGCGGAGACCGAGATGCGCGACACACGCCCCCTTGAGGAGCGTCCGTTGCGTGCGCCTGTGGCGGCGTTCAAAGTGTTCAACGAGCAGGTTCGTGAAATCCGTGACCAATTGATCGGGGAAGCTGCTCCGGCTGTACGCCAAGAGCCGGTCTTGCGTCAGCAGTTCCAAACGTCTGAGGCAGAAAAAGTTGCTGAAGCGCGTGGCGAGACGGCCACTACGCTGGGTGGCGAGCTACGTCGTCGCACGGAGTACGTGCGCGACATGATGGCCAAGATGCAGACCATGCGCCCGATGGCACGTGATGTGCTCAACCAAGCCGCTGACGTGATGGACTCTGGCCGCGCTACGCGTGAGCTGCTCGACACGGTCGAGCCGGTGGTGTCTGCCATCAACACTGGCAAACAGATCACACAGACTGACCTGCGCGCCATCAAGGATTCGTTGGCTGTCATCTCGCGGGCTGCGCAGGAGGGAGAGACCGTTGGAAAAATTGAAGGTCAGAAAGACCTCTTCACCGATTCCACTTCTCGTGCTTTGCAAGATCGCACTCTGGGTGTTGTCCGCAACACTGCACAGGCTTTTGAGAACGCCCCTGTCGTCAAGCGTGCGCGCATGGCCGCAGAACAAGCACAGCAGGCGGCGCAGCGTGTTGCCGAGCAGCAAGCCAAGCAGAAGGTGCTGGACGCTGAAGCGCAAGTAAAGAAGGCGCAGGACCTTGCCCGCAGGATCAGCGACACCGAGAGCAGCGTTGAGCAACAACGCCAAGAACTTCAGGTTGAGCTGCAACGCGCCATGGCGGAGGCGCGGCCTGCCATTACAGAGCACGCCCAGCTTACGCAAGACCCGGCTGTCGCAAAAGCCAAAGCCGCGCTCGAAGCAGCGGAGAAGGCGTTGGCCCCCCTTGAGGAGCAGCTGCGCCCGATCATGGAGTCGGACGCACCTTTTGGTGACAAAATCAAAGCCGCTGCCCCGGTGTATCAGCAGCAGAAAGTCGTGCAGCAAGCGCGGGAAGTGTTCCAGAAGGCACTCTCCAACAGCACGGAGCGCGCCAACGGCGCGGATGTTGTGGCTGCGGCGTACCGTGACGCGTTGGTGCAGCTTGAGCAGAAAACGCTGCTCAAACTTCAGAAGAAACTTGACGACCTCAAGGCGAAAGCTTCCCCGCCCCCGCAGTTGACGCAGGCCCAGCAAGAAATTGCCATGCAGCGGCAGCGCGTTGCGGCTGCTGAGAATGCTCAGCGAGAAGCCAATCTGGCCGCAGACCGTGCCAAGCGCGAGCGGGAGCAGCGACTGGCCAACATGGGTGGCACACGCGTTGTTGGAGGTGAAGCCACGCCGATTCTGACCCCGGAAGAGCGCGTGAAACAGGCTGAGAAAGCCCGCGCTGATCTGACCCGGGAGATGGCCGACACATCAATAGCCGGGCGCGGGGACATCCCTCAGACGGCGCGTGTCACGGGGCCTGTTACGCGCTCCGCAAGCAGCGCTCCCAGCGCCATGCGTACCGGGTCTGCTGAGAGCAAGGCTGGTGCGACCAGCGCACCTGTTGCACAAGGCCTCAGCGAGTCGCGCACTCCGGCCAAGAGCACCCGCCCGATCTCGTCGGAAGAGATGCAGCAGGCCAACAAGGAAGCGGCCAAGATCAGCGCGACAAAGCAGCCGGAAGACGTGGCCAAGGCCGAGCGCGAATCGGAGCAATCGGCTGAAGACTTTGCCCGCGAGGAAGCCCGCGCAGCGCAGGCTGAGGCCGACCGCCTGCGGAAGAAAGGCAAGAAGGGCAAACCTGCTGTGTATCGCACTACCGGCAAAGGTAAAGGCGTTGCCAAAGATGCGTTGGAGCGACTGCTTAAACGTGTCACCGAAGGTTGGAAAACGATGCCGACCACCAAGGTGGTACAGACTTTTGATGAGCTGCCTGCGCATATAAAGGAGCAAGCCATCGAGGACGGCGTGCAAGACGTTCTTCCCGGCTTGTATGACCCTGACACCAAGACGGTGTACCTTGTGGCCGACAACACGCACAATGCTGCGGATGCGGTGGCCACAATTGCGCACGAGATCACAGGGCATTTTGGTTTGCGTGAGATGCTGGGCGGTGACTACACCTCCATGATGGATTCGCTCTACAACGGCAACAAGTCCGTGCGGCAAAAAGCGGATGCCAAGCTGAAAGACGGCAAGCTTTCTCGACAAGTTGCCGTCGAAGAAGTGCTGGCAGAAATGGCGGAAGCTGACCCCAACGCCGAAGCTAAAGGTGTGTTGCGACGTGTCTACGACATTGTTATTGCCGCGCTCAAACGGCTCACTGGGCAAACAATTTCTGACAAGGCTGTGCAGCAAGTCGTTGCCAACGCGCGTAACTTTGTGATTGAAGGCGGCACTGCAAAAGCCGGTAACGTTGACACTTCCGGAGCGCTGTACCGTGTCCGACCCAAGTACAAGAACAACGACATGGCCGGTATTGGGCAAGACATCCGCAAGGTTGTTGCTCAGCAAAAGTCTTGGGCGGACAAGATCAAAGCCAACAGCTCAGGTCTTGCGTTTGAGACCGCGCTGGTCGATCGGTTTGCTGGGTTCGAGCGCCTGAAGAAGTACATGGAACCTCTCAAGGGTTCGCAGATGATGTACTACCTGCGCATGTACGATCAGCGCATGAACTTCGTGTCGCAGTCTGTCGGCAACGGTGCTCTGGAACGTGTTGCCAAGAAGCGTGCGGATGGGCAGACAGAGTACGTTATCGAGTCCAAAGAAGGCGCGAACATTGCCAACGTGGTCAAGATTCTCAAGGGTGCCAACAAGCATGTTGGCAACGCCGAGGCCGTCAACCAGATGTTCACCACGTATCTGGCCGCGCTGCGCGCTAAGCGCGTTGGTCTGTCCACGCTGGACTTTGGCGGCACCGTCACGCAGGACATGCTGAACCGAGTCGAGGCTGCTGTTGAAGGCAACGCCGACCTCAAGGACATCTTCAACAAAGCACGGGACGAGTACAACGCGTACAACCGCAACTTGCTCAAATTTGTGGCAGAGAGCGGTGCGCTGTCCAAAGAGTTGGTCAACAAGCTTTCGCGCACCAACGACTACATTCCTTTCTACCGAGAGCAGAACGGCGCGGCCATGCTGTTCATTGCAGGCGAGAGCCCGATTCGTATCGGCAGCATCGCTGAGCAGCCGTACCTCAAGGAACTTGTCGGCGGCGATCAGCCGATCTTGGACTTCATGACCAGCTCGGTGCAGAACACCAACATGCTGGTCGACATGGCGCTGCGCAACATTGCTACAAAGAACGCCGTGTTCGAGCTGGTTGACCTCAACGCCGCCAAGCTGATGAAGAAGGCCGAAGGGCCTGATGTGGTCACGTTCAAGATCGACGGCAAGGACATGCACGCTGTGCTCGACACGGAAAGCGTGTCGATTGGTGGGCGCACGTTTAGCACTGGCGTTCCGGCAGACTTGTTGGTCAAGGGCATGGAAGGCATCCCGACCCAGATGCCCACGCTGTTCCGCGTCATGGCCATGCCTGCCCAGTTGCTGCGCAAGGCGGTCACGCTCTCGCCCATGTACATGGCCAAGCAGTTGTTCCGCGACTCGTTGGCAGCGCCGATGATTGCCGGGGCCAACTTCACCCCGGTGCTTGGTGCCCTGCGCCAAATCAACGGCACGGCCAAGAAAACGCTTGAGCAGCGCGGCATCACTGGCGGGCAGCAATTCCAAGGCACGACCGAGGACCTGTCGAAAATCCTGCGCGACATTGCTGACGGCAAGCCCGGCTGGATGACTGCGCTGGGCAAAGTGGAGGCGCTGGGCATGGAGGCTGACGCCCTGACCCGCCGTGCCCAGTACAACAGCTACATCGAGCAAGGCATGTCGGAGATGGAGGCCACGCTGCTGTCGCTGGAGTCCATGAACTTCAACAAGCGCGGTGCGTCGCCCAGTGTGCACGTTGCCAACGCCATGATCCCGTTCTTCAACGCTCAGATTCAGGGCTTGAACGTGATGTACAAGGCGTTGACCGGGCAACTGCCGTTCAACGACAAGATCAAGATGCGCCAGAAGTTGTTGGTCAGAGGCGGCATGATGGCCGTGGCCACGCTCCTCTACGCAGCGCTGATGGAGGACGACGAGACCTACCAGAACGCTACGCCCGATCAGAAGTACTCCAACTGGTTTGTCCGCGTTCCGGGCGTTGAAGAAGCCGTGCGCGTGCCGATCCCGTTTGAAATCGGCTACATCTTCAAGGCGTTGCCCGAAGCGCTGTACAACTCCATGCGCGGCAAAGAGGACAGCAAAGACGCGGCGGAAGCCTTCCGCCAAATTCTGTTGCAGTCGGTGCCGGGCGGTTCCAGCTACTTCATCCCGCAAATTGCCAAGCCAGCCATCGAGGCGGCGCTTGGCAAGTCGTTCTACACAGGCCGCGACATCCTGTCTGCGCGAGAGAAAGAGCTGATGCCCGAGGAGCAGTTCCGGGCCAACACGTCAGAGGTGGCCAAGGCCGTCGGGCGCAATCTGGGCATCTCCCCGGTCGTCATGGAGAACCTTGTGCGCGGGTACACCGGCACCATGGGGCTTGCGTTCCTCCACGCGCTTGGCGTGGGCATGCCCAAGACTGAAAGCCCGGAAGCTGCGGTCAAGCGCCTGTCCGACATGCCGATTGTTGGCGGTTCGTTCCAGCCCAACAACGCGGGGAACATCGTCAACAACGCCTACGAGCGGTTCAACGAGGACATCAACATCCGTAACTCGTACAAGAAGATGGTCAGCGAAGGCCGCACGGCTGAGGCAAACAGCTTGCTGCAACGTCGCAGCAACGAGATCATGGAGGCCGAGCTGGGCGACATCTTCAAGTCAAACATGAACAAGCTGACCCAGGCCGAGCGGGCGATTGCAGCGTCGAGCGCTACCCCTCAGGAGAAGCGTCAGCAGCTTGACGAGATTCGCCGGTTGAAGACGATGATTGCCCGCTCGATGCGGGACGCGGCAGAAAAAACCAAACCCCAATAAGGCCGTCCTTGATGCAAATGAGGGCCTTGGCCCTCACTCGCTGTCCTACTGCGGAGCGAAGCCCGAGCTCTCGGGCTTTCTCCACGTCGATCGCAGGAACAAAGAACCCCTCACCCGGCTTTAGGCTGGACCACGGGTAGTTCACTTTCATTGATGTCCTCAGAGCGGCGACTGATGTGCATGACGTTGACGCGCATGCCCGGACCGTTGGTCTTGGACAGCAGGTCCTTCTTGGTGTAAGTCACCTTGAACTGCGCTTCGAGCTGCGCCTTGAAGTCGGCGTACCCGAAGCTCATCGACACGCAGTGCTGCTTGAGAAGCTGTTCCTCAATGAAGTATTCCGTGAACCCCGGCGTCAGCGTGTTGTGCTCGATGCGCCCGAGGACCTTGCCCCGCGTGATCGACTTGTCCACAGTGTCGCCGTTGCCCCACGTTGCCAGCAGGCCCTTGGCCTCGGTCTTCCACAGCACCACGAAGCTGCCATAGTTGTCCCGGGTATATGCGTTGAGCACATCCTCAGCCGTGCGCACGTTGCGCCGCAAGACACCTCTGGCCCGCGTCACCAACTCCTTGAGCGCTTCGATGATGCCGTTGATTGGCACGCGCAGGATGTTGGCGTAGTTCGGCCCCAAGAGGATGGCTGCGGACACGATGGCCGTGCAGCCTGTGTGCCAGTACCGCTCGTCATCGTCAAACTCCAGCGTCACCTTGAGCTTCTCGTGCACCCTGCGCCACATCTCCGCGCACACGTCTTGGTTCTTGACCATCCAGCGCACCCATGCCTCCCCCGCCACGCCGTAGTTGAGCTTGATGTTCTTGAGAACCTTGCGCTCCTCGGCGTCCCACTGCAAGGGGCGGTTGGGCGTCCACTCCAGCAGGCGCAGCAGCTCGCCGTTGGAGCTGTGCTTGCGTGCCCCCGACATGTAGTCCGTCAGGTGGGTGTTCGAGGTCATCGTGCACGACAGCTTCCACACGCTGTTGTTGATGCGCTCTTTGTTGGAGCCGGACTCCATGCGCTCCTTGCCCTGACCTTCGGTGAGGTCGAAGATGAAGGCCGGTGCCCACTCCAGATCGTTGCGTTGCTTGGACGTGATCTCGTCGATCAGCAGCGGCAGGCTGTTGAGCAGGCCAGCGCGTTGCTGCATGGCCACCGGTGAGGTGCCCTTGCCCGTGCGGTAGTGGATCGGGTGCCCCCACACGCCAGCCTTGGCGCTGAGCGTGAGCGACTTGCCGGTGCCCGACTCGGTGGAGCCGATGTGCCAAACGAACCCCTCGTAGTCCGAGAACTGGTACAGCGAGCAGCCGAAGCTGTCGAGGCACATGGCCAGCATGGTGTACATCCGGCGCTCAATCATCAAGTCCCAGAACTTGCGCCAGCCGTCGAGCGTGCCCTTGCTGGTGGTGTTCTTGTTGATGTTCTCCAGCCCCGGCATGGGCACCGTGATCTCGCGCCCGTCCTTGGTGAACACGCGGTAGTTGTAGACGAACGAGCCGTCCTTCTGCCAGCCGCACTGGAGCGGCACGTCGATCGCCTTCTTGTTGAGCGAGGCCTCCTCCACACACGCCCGCACGTAGTCGAACAGGTTCACATCGTTGCCCTTGCCGTAGCTGGCAATGACGTTCTGGCTGGCCAAGAACTTGACCGTCTCGTCCTTGGACACCACGCACTTGCTGGGCATGGTGATGTTCTTCACGCCATCGGGTCGGGTGGCCACGAGGTGCACAAGGTGGTCGGACTCCTGCTTGAGCATGTCAACGACAAACAAGTCGTAGGGAAGAATCTGCACCTGCTTCTTGCTCTTGGTGCCGTCATCGTTCTCGGTCATCCGGTCGCAGTAGACGCCGCCGTTCTGCCCGTAGCTGAACCCACGCGGGGGCTTGGGACGCCGGATAACCTGATGGGGGGTCTCCCCGTCGATGGCTTCGGGCTCCTCCTCGAACTCAAACTCCTCGGCCTCAAAGGTGTCCGGGACGTTTGGCGGGGGCACAACGATGTCGCGCTCCTCGTTGTCCGTCTTGATCTCGCGCCCAAGTCGCAGGGGGTTGGTGATCTTGCCGAAGTGCGGGCACTTGGAGCAGATGCCCGGGTTCTCGCTGTCCATCTTGACGCAGGGGTAGGGCCCCTTGATCTCGGCCAGCTTCTGTCGCATGCGCGACTCAGGGTATGGGTGCAGGGCGCTCAGCCACGAGGACCACTCGTCGCCGTCATCGCACACCTTCGTCCATGAAAGCATGCCGCGCCAGATCGGCTCAAGGCCATCTTCCTTGGGGTTGTCGATGTACGCCTTGAGCTGGGCGCAGCCTTGGCCGCTGGTGGTGGCGTCGTAGATGTTCTCGAACAGCGTCACGCTGTTCTGCATGAGCTTGATCTGGGTGGCGTTGGGACTGCGCGTGGGGCGCACGCCGGGGATGGCGGAGAACTTGGGGGCGTGATCCTCAGCGCGCAGCTTGTCGTGGATCAGCGGGGAGAGAGCGGAGAACTCGAAGGTGTCACCCGTGGCCAGCACGGTGACGTTGCGGGGGAGGTTGTACTTCTTCTTGTGGTTGCGTGTCCCCGGTATGCGCAGCACTCGCGCTGCGTCGGCTGTCACCGTCATGTCGATGGCCAGCCCCTCCTGCTTGCACAGACGCTTCAAGTTCTCTGCAACAGGTTTCCAAATCTCCACTGGCAGCTCGTGCGTCAGCGGCCAGTAAACGTGCAGACCGCCGCCAGAACTGACGATCCATGGGGAGCCCAGCTCGCCCAGCCCGCTCTTGTCGAGGAACGTCTGGAGCGCCAGACCCGCTTCCTTCTTGGAGGCGTAGCCGTCCATGTCGATGAAGAAAGACTTCAGAAAGCGGGCGTTTTCCGCCGTGCGCTTGGGCATCGTCTCGAACGTCGCCAGCGCAAAGTAGATGTCCTTGTTCTCGCTGTCCCATTTTGTGACGAAGGGTTGAAGGTCAGCCAAGTCCTCCGCGAACCTGTGCTCCTTCCTTGTTGTGCTCAGTTCCACCGCGCAGTAATAGCCATGCCCCTGCGCAGGCAGAACTGCCGCCAAAAAATCCAGCGGTGTCATACAGGTCCCCGGTCACTTATTGTCGTCGAGCTTTGCTTCAAAGCGCTTGAGCAGCTCCTCCGCCCAGTCTGGCGGCAACTGCGTGAGCAAGCGGGCGTACCGGACGAGTTCTTCATCGGTCAGTTGTTGAGGCCGAATTCCTTGCATGCTTTTCTCCACGCCTCCTCGGCTGTTCCCGAGGACTGCAAAATTTTGATGAGGTTTGTGACCAACGGTCGGTACGCAACGAACACTTCGCCGCCTGCAAACCAGTTGTAGATTGTCTGACGGGACACACCGGTCAGCTCAGAAATCTTCGTCACAGGAAAGTCGAGGTGCACCGCCCAGCGCCCGAGCTGATTGCCCAGCGTCTTGGGGGAGGTCTTCACCGTCAGCTTGATCTGGTCAGAGTACGCCATGATGTGTTCGGGGGCACTGGGCCCCCGTAACCTTTCTTAAGCCTTACGCCAGACCCGCACACCGCCTTCGTCGTCGATGGCTGCGGTCAGCTTGATGCCATGGCGCTTGCCCGCCGCGAACATGCTGTTGCGCATGCGCTTGAGCAGATCAGCCGCGTCGTCCGGATGGGACGGGATCAAGAACGAGTCCCCGACCTGCATGTCCTTGTAGGGATACTTGCTGTTGCGGGTGTTGGTGGGCAGGGGGATACCTTTTTCGATTTCGTACATGTGTTTCTCCTAGATTGAGGGGTGGGCCTACTCGCTGCGTCTGTGCGTCGACGACCGTGACGGTTCTACACAGCATCCGCTTTCGGCCCGAACTTCTTACTCGTCGTCCCAGTCGTCGACCATGGCGGCGAGATTGGCCTTGCCCTGCGGCACGGGGGAAGGCTTCTTTTCTTCCTTGCGCACGACCGGCTCCTCGGCTTCCTCGACCGGCTCAGGCGCGGGCTCGGCTTTGGCCTTGGTGGTTTTCTTGGCCTTGGGCGGGGGCGGAGGGGCTTCGTCTTCCTCAACCTCCTCCTGCACAGCCTTGGTCGGGCGCTTGCCGGGGATTTCCACCGGTGCCGGAGCCGACACGTTGTCCATCTTGGCCACCGTCATGGTGATCGCCTTGATGGCGTCGTCGCTCTTGCCTTGGGTCTGCGCGGTCTCATACTCCTCGTCGGTCAGGAAGCGCATGGCCTTGAAGAACAGCTTCGGGCTCTCGGCCTTGGTGTCGAAGCGCATGCGGGTGACCACATCGGTGGGGTCGATGTTCTGTGCGGCCAGCCACGAGGCGTAGGCCTTGAGCGGGCGGTTGTCGCCTTCTTCCTTGCCGAAGATCGACGTGGCGGGCAGCGCCAACTGGAGCACGTCGCCCTCGACATCGTTGGCCAACACCACAGCAACACGTTGCTGGTAGCGGCAGGCACGGCTGTTGCCTTGGCCCGACCCGGCGATGTTCTGCGCGCACTCGCTGCAACGGCTGGCCTGCTTGTGGGCGCTGTCCGGGCTCGGGGTCTCGCCATCAGCCGACCAGCAGTCGGGGGCGCTGGGAGCGGCCTCACCGTCGTACTTCTTGAGGTAGAACACGCGGTTCACGGTGGGCGCGGCGTTCACGATCACCACGTCCAGATGGCGCTCGTCGATGGCTGCAACTTCTTTGCCACCGTTGATGAGACGGAACACGCCGCCCTTGATGCTGATGCGCTTGCCGCCACCAGCACCGCCAGCCAGCGCTTTGGCAACTTCAGACAGACCGCCCCGGCGCTTGACGAAATCGGGGACTTGGGCAGGGTTGAACAGAGCTACATTGCTCATGACTTTCTCCTTGGGTTACTTTACTTTGCGAACGGAAATGGCGTATTCCGTGCTGGAGTTCAGACCGGGGGGCACTACGCCGGGGTTCTCATCAAGAAACTGCGCCATGTTGGACTGCGCAATACGCTTCTCCAACAGGTCGATGGCGTCGTGGTCTTTGACGAACTCCTTGAAAGAGTCCCAGTCTTGTGTGTGGTATCTCGTCTTGGTCGAGAGTACCACCGTGCCGTTGTCGGTACGCACAGAGCTGACACCCATGACGAGCATCTGATCTTTGAGCGCGTTCTTAACGGCGTCTTGCTGCCGCTTGATGTCTTCGATCTTCGAGTCGTACTCTGCGGTCAACTCTTGGATGCGCGTCTGCATCTTGCGGTATACCTTGGCCAGCTTATCCATGGGGATCGCGGCCATATCTTGCTTTTGCGACTGCTCGGTATCTTCTTGTACCGGCTCGTCGTCCAGTTCGTTGGTCATCTAGGCTCTCCGTTGTTGTCTAGGGTTGGACATCTTACTGCGAATTTTTGGGATTGCAACTCCTTTCTTCAAGAATTTTTCATCTCGCTGTCGAACAGGCCGACCAGCAGCGCGTTGTCGCTGACTTTGGTACTCATGGCCTTGAACAGCTTGCGCTCGATGGGGCTCGACTCGATGTGCACCACCGTCACTTTGTCTGAGTCCTGACCCTTGCGGTCGGCCCGCGCAATGCACTGGATGTATTGCTCGACGCTCATCAGCGGGCCGTAGAACACCACCGTGTCTGCCGCAGTGAGCGTGATACCGTGCGCCGTGGCGGCTGGCTGCATGACCAGCACCCGAGGGTTGGGCTGCGTCTGGAAGTCCGAGATGATCTTGGCACGCTTTGTTGCGGAGACATCGCCATGGATGGCGTCGGCCACCACGCCTTGCTTTTGCAGGTGCAGCAAGATGGTGTCGATGCTGGAGCGGAACAGCGCGAAGATGATGACCTTGCGGCTGGTCTCCTCCAGAATCTCGTCGAGCACGCCAAGGCGCGGGGCCGCGTCGAACTCCACCACCTCCTTGTCGTCCGTGTAGGCCGCACCGCAGGAAATTTGCAGCAGCTTGTTCACCGCAACGCCAGCGTTCACGGCGCTGATCGTCTCGCCCGCAGCACGCACCAGCAACTGCTCCTTGAGCATCTTGTAATACTTGTTCTGCTGCGCCGTCATCGGCACCTCGCGTGTCAGCGTCACGACAGGCGGCAGGTCAAGGCACTGTGCTTTTGTGAAACGTATTGCTGGCTGAAGTGCCGAGAACACGGTGGCCGTGGCGTCCGTCTTGGGGGCCCACTTGAACATGGTGACTTTGTTCATCACCTTGTCGCGCCACGCTGTGAAGAACTTGGGCACGCCGTTGGGGTTGACCAGCTTGGCAAGGCCATACGCATCCACAGGCGACTGCGAGGCCGGGGTGCCCGTCATCATCCACAGGTAGGTCGTCGGCTTGATGATGCTGGCCAGCGCCTTCCAGCGCCGCGTGCTCGGGTTCTTGTAGGCGTTGGCCTCGTCAACGATGATGAGATCGAACCGCCCATCGTTGATGATCTCGGGAGCGATCAGCGGCAAGCCGTCGTAGTTGGCGATGACGAACTCGTAGTCCTGCTGGATCATCTCGATGCGCCGGGATGCCTTGGCGTGGTGACACACGACCGCTGAGCGGTGGATGATGCTGTGATTGAGGTCATCCATCCACGCCGACTTCATGATCGACAGCGGGCACAGGATCAACACACGCCGCACATCTCCACGCTTTATCAGGTAGTCCGCTGCCCACAAGGCGCTGAGCGTCTTGCCGGTGCCCGGGTCGTTGAAGCAGAAGGCTCTGCGATACAGCGTGAGGAAACTGGCGGTCTCCACTTGGTGCTGCATCGGCGTGAACCTGCCGGGCCAGTCGTACCGCTTGGTGATTGGAGATGGCGCATGCTTGACGCCAAGGTTGCGCAGAACTCGCGCCTCGTCGAGACCCCAGTAGACGGCGATCTCATACGTGCCATTGCTCTCTGACAGCACTTTGTGCTTGGGTATCACGCTGTATTTGTGCGGGTTGCGTGTCCGCAGGATCAGCGCTTTGTTCTCAACGATCTGCATTACAGGGGCTTTCTGCAAACGTACTTGGCGCGGTCGGTCAGGAAGTGTGTCTCAAGCTGACCAAGCGATCGCAGCCGTGCGTATGCGTAGTGGAAAAACTCGTCGTCGTGCAAGTCAGCCAGCGCCACCCACTCGTTGCCGTACTTTGCCAGCCACAAGTTTGTGAGCGTGTACACCGGTATGTCAAAAACTTCCATCTCCAGATCGCGCAGCAGTATTGCTGGTTCTCTTATTTGCGACAGGGACGGATACGGTTTTTGCAGATTGGCGCCGGATACG